CTCTATAAACTCAGGTGGTTGATTTATTTGTGTTATTGTTTCAGCCATTATGCTCTTCCTCCATTTTCTAATCGTTTCATCATAGCGTACATACGTTGTGCACCTTTATTGACGTCGCCATCTCCAAATTCTTTTACAGCATCAGCCGTAAATACAAATTCATTGTTTGATAACATTGCAGGAATGTCATCAGCCTTTTCTTTTACACCAACTGGAGGAATAAATCCACCTGTTTCTCTAAGGTCTAATTCTGTAACTCCCGCAGGGTTTTCATTTAGTGGTAGATCCATGATACCTGCTGCTTGTATAGCATTTTCTTCTGGACTACCCATGGCATAGTTAACTCTACCACCATGAGCCATCTGTCCTCTAGTCATATCTCTATTATATTCAGATAAATCAGATGCTATTTGTTTTTCTAATCCTTCTGGATCGTTTTCAAACAATCTTTGGTTTTCATATGCTTGTCTTAATTTTGTTTCTAACGCTCCAACGTTTCTGTTTGCTGTAATATCTTGTTCTTCTTCTGGAGACAAACTACCTAAAACACCACCTAATAAACTTACACCTATCATTCCTAAGTTACCTTTAGAGAGAAGTGATTCACCAATTTTTTTTGTTCCTTCGTTTTTTAAAAAACCAGGCATTAAACTAGCACCATCAAAAAATGTTTTAACACTACCTTGTAAACCACCTAAACCAAGAAAAGGTTTACCACCAGCTAACATAGGTGCAAAGTTTAATGCTGCTAAAGCTAACATTGGATTTTTCTTAACAGTTTTAGCTACACCTTTAACAGCACCTGTAATGCCTTTGGTAACTTTTTTAACTAAGCTACCTAAACCGTATTGTTGTCTAGGCATGGCATTCATGATACCTCCACCCATACGTAATTGACGTTCCATTAATGATCTATTTATTGCCATATTTTATATATAATTATATCGTTGAGCAGGCGTAGAAACCTGTAAATATAATACTTTATTTGATTTTTCAACTATCGTCAACAGATTTTGCACTTTCTAATAGATCAAAAAATCGACCACAGTATTGATGATCTCCAACATGAGTTATATTATCCATAGCATAGATGTATATCTCTCCTCCCATATCTGTCCATCTTTGACAGAAACCAAAATCTTCACCAAAATATCTCTTAGTTTTTACATCATGTAATGTATCAAACAAATTGTAAAAGTTTTCTTTTTTAACTTCTTTACCATTAATAACTGTTGGTTGATATATCTCTAATTCTGGATGATGTTTAATCATCTTTTCAATAACTTGTCTTTTAATTAACATACATCCTGTAGGAGCATGAGTTACTTTTATGACTCCATTTTCCATAGTCATCTCATTTGCATTATCCATTTTAATTGGAAATACATGAGCTGCTTTTAATACATCGTCAGGAGTTTTAACTAAATTAGTTTCCTTCATTTTTCTCCACATTTTATCTGTATCAAATGTCTTCATTGGATAGGGACACGAGATAATATCTTTATCTGCACCTATCATTTTATATATAGTTTTAGAATTAAAATCTATATCTGAGTCTATAAACAACAAATAATCATAATGGTCTTTATGATTTAAAAATTCTGCTACACATAAGTTTCTACCTTGTGTAACCAATGATGATTTAAGTAATGTAAAACTAACTAGTATACCTTGTTGCATACAGTCTAATTGAAACTTTAATACAGCTTGAGTGTAATGCATAGACACTTCACTATGACAAGGAGTACAAACCATTATCTTTGCTTTTGGTTTATCTAAAATATCTCCTATGTTAATAGTTCTAACGTTTGAGTTTACCTGTTCTATTTTTTCTGTTTGGTAAGTATCTTCGTTAGCAGTTGTTTTCTTTTTTTCAGAAAACCATATCGGTTCATTATTTTGCATTTAGTGCTCCTTTCAAAAATCTTGTCCATGCTTGTCCTTTTACTTTCCAATCATAAAATCTATTTACATAATTTTGTTGCATCTTTAAATGATCCTGGATGCCTGAATCATGAAGCATACCAGCAGCAGCTTCTATAGCCGCAGCAAACTTTTTAGCTAGACTTTTATAATCATTTGAATATGGCACATACATTGGAAACTCTGCACCTGTTTCGTATAGCGCACCATAATTAGTTGTAATACAATATAGACCAGCTGACATAGATTCTAATAATGATATACAAGATGTCTCTTCCCAAATACTTGGGTATACAAACATTCTATAGTCTTTTAAATTTTCTTTAATATATTCATTTGGCTTGTAACCAATATAATTTACATTAGGTAATTGTCTTGCTTGTTCATATAAAGCTTTATATGATTCATCATTAGCTTCTGCGAAATCTTTTCCATATACTTCACAAGAAGAATAAACATCTAAACTAATTAATGGATTCTTAACTAATTGCATTGCACCTAACAATACAGATAAACCTCTCCAAGGTGTACAGTGATGTATTATTTTTATAGGATCACCTTTTTTATATTGTGTTATAACCGGTTGTACTTCTTCAATACCATTTTTAATGACTGCACATTTCTCTCTAGGTAAATCAAATCTTTTTGTAAACTGTTCAAAGTTCCAATTAGAATTAAATATATACCAATCATATTTATCATGATTTGATTTATCACTGAACCAGGGTTGTAAATTAGGTTGATCCCAAGAATTTTTTTGCCAAAGAATATTTAGCTTAGTTGGATGTAAAGGTACTTTACCTGGAACTGATGTACAAATTTCTACTTGATTAAGTAAGCTAGGTTCTACATGCTTTCTTAAATATTCAAATTGTAATTCTGTTCCGCCTCTAGGGTTTTGGTTTGTCATTTAATATTCTTTCTATAATTTTATATGAAGTAATAACTTCAGGAGTGGTAGCATAATCAGGACTACAACATATAAATATTACATCAAATTTTTTTTGTTTTATATAATTAATATTGTTATCAAAATTAAAAGATTTTAAATTTTTAAGATCTCCAAGATTTATGTGAGAAGAATTTGGATTAGATATCCATGTATAGTTAATTTTTTCTTTAAATACATTTGATAAATGAAATAGCCAATTTCCTTCATTTAAAACATCTAAATTTTTACCGTAATGAAAGTCATGATGATGGTCTATATTTATTAAATTATATTCATCATAACCATGAACAAATAATGGATATATATCTTTATGAGAGTATGCTATTTTTATATTTGTGTGATCGTAAATTAAAGGTATTATAAAACTTAATAGTTCTTCTTGTTGTTTTAAATTTGTTATCCAATCACAATCTATCGATAAAATATTAAGTTTTTTTGTTGTCATTACTTTGATTCATTACTTTCTGAAATACTTCAAGACCTTTGTTAGTAATTTGAACTGTAACATCTTGTACAATATCAGGTCCTTCTACTTTCTCTTTAGATACTTCTCCTGTCTTGGTATTTCTGTATGTTGTTGTAGTTATACAATCTATTTTTGGTATATCATCATGTGTATGTGGAACATTTCCACCTTCATGAGAATGAGTAATACCATTATCGTGAGTATGTTCTAGTTTATCTTTATCCATTTTCTTGTGATCTATCTATCAAAAGATAACTTATTTGTCCAGTGATCTCGTTTGCTGTACCTGCTTGTACTTTTAAAACATCTCCACCTTCCATATTTAAAGGTCCTTTTAACATATTAGATGTTTCTTTATTTAGTTCTTCATATGATATTTTAATATCTGAACCACCTGCTTTTTTTAAAACTACATGAGTATCTACATTACTAGCTGTATCATGAACTGCTTGAACTGTTTTAACAATTGCAATAGCAGACGTACTAATCGTTAATACTGTTGTTAAATTAGTTGTTATTAAATTAAATGCTTCGCTTTTATAAAAATTAGCCACCCAAAAACCACTCCTTTTGATCTTCTTCGTTTTTTAAATCTTGTTGAAAAGAGAAATTAAGTTGATTTTTTAAAGTGTCAAGAGCTTCTAAAATTTGTCTTTGATTAGATACATCATATTCTGGTTGTGGTTCTGGTATATTAACTACTACTTTTGCCATTATCTTCTTCCATCTGGTTGAGCATCTAATCTTAAAGTTCCATATCTCCAAGTTTCACCGGTACCATCATTCTCTATTTTAATTGATACTAATCTTCCTCTTGCTCTAGTGTCTACCTTATCAGTAGAATTGGTAATTGTAAATGGACCAAGAGGTGAGCTAGATGCAGTGTTATTTGGATAGTCATTTAATAGTAATGTAATTTTTGAATTACCAGTAAGAACCTTAAAGTCAGGTATAAATCTTTTTACAGACATAAAAAACTCTCCATCTCCTCTGTAGTCAACCATACCTGTTGATTGACCTGTCATACTTCTCCTTGCTGTAATATCAAAGTCCCCTGATTCAATAAACGCATTAATAGAAGTGGTACCACTACTATTAACTTGGTCAGTTCCTACTTCATGAGCATAATAAGTTGTTGCTCCATATAAATTTGTAATACCTAATATATCTGAAAATACAGGTGAACCTGTAGAGGTATATTCTGTTGCGTAAGGTACATCAAAAACTCCAGTATCAACATATGAAGTTCTAGCTAATGATGAAGTTGTCCAAACATTCTCAGAATAATTATAAGTAACACATCTATCAATTTGATCTGATCCTGATTTTGGATAAAACCAATTTACTTCTCCATATAAAGTATTGTGTTCTGCATAAACTATATCTGTTGCATTAAAGTTTATTCCTAAATTATCTGAAGTTGTTGTAAAAACAAAGTCTTCAACAAGACATGGTAATGATTTAACCGTACCATCAAATACAAAAAATCCACCTTCACCTGACATCCAAAATACTTTACCATCAGAATAACTTAACGCGTGTTGACCAATCAATCCACAGTTAGTACCAACTTGTCTTATGCTAAATGTAAATGGTGGGCCAACAAATTGAATTACATAAGCAGAGCTATCAGTTAAAACTAAAGTATAATCTTTACCAGATACTGCTCCAACAATTCTATTTCCTTTATCTAATCTAAATGTACCTGCAGTATTAACTGCTGTTGGTGCATAATCATTTAAGTCTTCTTGATTTGAAAATCTTATAAACATTGGATCCTGAGTTGTAGGATCTCCAATAGTTGTTTCAGTTCCAAAATGAAATAAGTGTCTATCTCTATCTGAGACTTGTGTTAATCTTGATGCAGTTGGGTTAGCTGAAGTTGAAGAACCTGATGTAGATAAAGAAGCTCTAACTGTTCTGGCGTTTGTTGCCCCTGCGTTCCATGTAAAAGTTTTTCCATCTCTAATTGTTGCAACAAGAACTTGTCCATAGTTATCTAGACTCCAGTTTCCTGGATCCAGGACTACAGAACTTGTAGCTCTTTCAGTTCCCCAAGTAGAAGTATTCCATGTAGAAGTACTCCAACCATAACCTACTGTTTGAAAGACAGGACCTACTTCAACATAAGGATTAACAGTTGCTGCACCTGCTGCTGTCATACCAGATCCTCCTTCATTTCTTACAGCTTGAACAGTAAATTTATCTACTGTTGCAACTGTTAATATTTCATAAGCTACTTCTAATTCTGCTGTTGTAAAGTCTGATGCACCTGTAACAGTTACGCCAGATAAAGTTACATATCTTCCAACTTTTAGACCATGTGATCCTTTATTAACTTGTAAAACATTTGATCCATTAACTGTTGTTAATGTACATCCTGTTATAGCTGTATCTAATGGTGTGATATCAAAAAACTGTTCTCCATAATATAAAAATAAACCCTGTGAAGTTCCAATAGCTGCATATCTTTCACCCGCTAATGATGTCCAAGTGTGTTGAGCACGTGCTACCCCAGGTAATGTTTCACCTGCAATAGATAATTGATTCCAACCACCTATTTTTTCAGGTAATCCATATCTAAATCTAACAAAATCACCATCTACCCACTGAGATTCAGCTCCAGAATCTGTGACCATCTTGTTAAAACCAGGCTTGAAATTTAATTTTTGTAGCATATAGTGCTTTATATATTAGTTTTACAGAGAATGAAAGTATCATAATTATGGACCATTTGGAAGCAATTGTCAAAATTGATAGCATGATAAGTAATGTATTTTGCCAAGATATAATAAATTATTGCAATCAATCTAAGCTAGAACATTTAGGCGTTGGTCAAAGTGATGTAAATAAAGATGTAAGAAACGTGTTAGGAAAACATTTAGATTCTAAAAAGGAAAAGCATATCTTCGATAAGATAAATAAAAAAATAGAAGAGATGTATGTATTCTATAAAGTAAAATTTCCTCTTATTCATAACAACAAAGTAAATCAGATAGATTTATTAAAATATGAAATAGGAGGTAAATATAGATATCATATAGATACCGCTACAGATTACACTAGATCTTTAAGTGTGATAATTAATCTTAATGATACATATAAAGGAGGAGACCTTATTTTTGTAGATCAACAAGAAAAAGAAATAAAAAGATATAAACTTAAAAGGGGAACAATTGTTTTTTTTCCTAGCAATTTTATGTATCCACATGGTATTCAACCTATTACGGAAGGAACAAGGTATAGTATAGTTGCATGGCTACAATAAATTATAAAATACATGGTTTGTTTCCTAAACCAGTATATCAAGTAGATAATTTGTTAGAGGATAAATTAACTTATTATGAAACAGTTATGAAAAAAAACGCTATGAATTTAAATAGAAATGACTATCATTATGTTGATTCATCTTATCAAATAGAAAACCTACATACCAAAAAAGAATTTGTTGATTTATTTAATATTATTATAATACATTCTAAAGAATTTCTAACACAACTAGGTTATGATAATTTAGAAAATATTAAAATTTTAAACAGTTGGTTTAATATTAGTAAACAAAACGATTATTTACAAAAACATATTCATAATGGTTCTTTATTAAGTGGCGCTTTTTATATAAAATCTGATGTAAATGATGTTATTAATTTTTATGATCAAATAGATGTTACTCAATTTCCTGAAAGAGCTAATCCAATATCATATTCACAATATAAATTAGAATGTAAACCAGGTAGACTTTTATTATTTAAAAGTAGTTTAGAACATGGAACCCCTAGACAAAAAAGCAAAGAAAAGATTGTTGTATCTTTTAACATAAATATATGAGGAGAAAATAATGAATAACAAAACAGTTGAAATAAATAATTTTATAGGGGTGTATGATAACTATATTACTCCTGAAGAATGTAATAAAGTTATTAAAGTATATGAAGATGAAACTAAATTACAAAAAACACTTGATAGAATGGCCTCAGAAAATGCATCTGTATTACAAAAAAAAGACAAACAATATTTTGCTACGGGTCATAATTTAGATGTTTGGTGGGAAGATCTTAAAACAATTATGTTTAATGTTGATATGGCTTTTAGAAATTATTGCACAAATACTGGAGCGCATGAAGCTTATGATAATGTTCCTTTTCATTATACAGGTGTAAAAATTCAAAAAACTCTTCCTACGGAAGGATATCATACTTGGCATATAGAACACAATAGAGGTTTTAATAATGAGGCTAGAGCATTTGTTTTTTCTGTATATTTAAACGATGTCAAAGAAGGTGGAGAAACAGAATTCTTGCATTTTTCACAAAGAGTAAAACCTAAAACTGGAAGAATAGTTATTTGGCCTTCAGCTTTTCCATATTTACACAGGGGAAATCCACCATTATCAGGTGAAAAATATATTTTAACTTCTTGGATAATGTTACGATGAAACCAGTGTTATTAGATAATATTTTTTCGGAAAAAGAACTTTTCTTTATTTATAAAGAAATTGTAAATGCCCCGCATTGGAATGTAAATGGAATGTCAAATGTTGAAGAATACCCCTCTAATAAACAATTTGCAGGTGCACCTTTATTTAAAATAAAAAGTGGGAATGACATATATAATTATTCACTTTATTTATATATACAGAGTCTAGTTTTTAGAATGGCAGAAATGCTTAATAAAAAAAATATTGGTATACATACTAATATTAAAAGAAGCTGGTTTAACTTAACCTATAATGGTTCTCCAAATCACTGGTTACATCAAGATTGTGATAGTCCTACAACACAAACAATTCTAATGTTTATGACTCCTGTATGGCAAGATGCCTGGAGAGGATCTTTACATGTTGATGGAAAAGAATTTAAATTTAAACCTGGAAGTGCTGTAATATTTAATTCAAATGAATTTCATACTGGAGAAACTCCAGAAAGCCAAACTCAAAACTGGCAAAGGCTTACTTTGAATATTATTTTAGATTCTAATTAAGAAGAGTAAGATGTAGGTCTTTCACCTAATCTAGCTATTTTTTCAGCTTCAGTTTCTGGAGTAAAATCGTCTCCTTCACCTGTGCCACTATTATTATTGTCCCAATCAGATTGTAATTGAGCTAAATGAGCTGCATCCCATTTAGATGAAAATTGTGATATATCTCCAAGATTTGCATCAACATATGATGAATGAGGTGTTTCATCTTTATATTCTACTTCATCAGTAGAATTAGATGTTCCATATTGAACAGCCCAAATGTTTGAAAATTTAGATTGATTCCAAAAAGCATCATCATTAATTACATATCCAATACCTTCATCAGCACCTTCAGCATGATTTTTAATAACTACTTTGTCTTGAAATACTACTGTCCAATTTGCGTTTGTTGCCATAATTTCTCCTACGTCTTAATTATATAAATTACTGTTAAATA